TGGAAACCATGGTGAGAACCGCAAGAATGGTAAAGCCTTTACGACTCTTAACGATAATGATGATGTAGCCCTAGTTGAGTCCGTTGCTGAAATCTTCCAAGCCAACCCTGAAGCCTATGGTCATGTCCGTTTTGCTATCCCAACAGATGAGTTGAGCCTTACAGTTGAAGTCAATGGAAAGATTATTGGAATTACTCATGGACACCTTGCCCGTAGCGCTGGAAGTCCCGAAGCAAAACTTCGTAGGTGGATTGCCGACCAAACACTCGGGCGCCAGTCAATCGGCGATTGTGACATTTTGGTCTCAGGTCATTATCATTCATTCCGTCTAGCAGATTGGGGAGGAGTCAAATGGCTACAAGCACCAGCCCTCGACGGGGGAAGCGTTTGGTGGAGACAGTCCAAGGGGGAAGTTGCGGCTGTGGGAGTGCTGACATTCCTAGTGACGAGCGAGGGAGTCTCGGACATCCAAGTATTATGAACGACCCAAGAGATATTGCTTTATATGCCGCTGAGTTGGTCTCAGGAGACCGTCAGGACGCCTACGGACATCCACTCGATAACTTTACCCGTGCCTCAAAGATATGGGCTGTAATCCTCGGCTGTGAGGTTTCTGCGGAGCAAGTTGCCCTTTGTATGGTTGGCATGAAGGTAGCCCGTGAGGTCAATCAATCTAAGCCTGACACAGTAGTAGATGGCATCGGTTACTTCTTAACTCTTAATATGATTCAAGAAGAGCGCTTAAGAAGAGATAATACTTAACTAAAAGTAAAAAACTCTATACGCTATACTAAACTCAATGTGCGCTTAGTCGCCCGAGTTTTTCGTCTCTTCCGTGTCCGAGTGACCTGACGGTTACTTGGGTTACCCATGTGCCGTATCGGAGGAGGTTTTAATGGCTCGTTATAGAGTCTTACAGGGTATTGATTACCCACCTAATAAACGCGCTGAGGTCGGCGATATTGTCGAAGATATTCCAGCACAATCAGTCAAGTGGCTTTTAGATTCAGGAATTATTGAAGATACAGATAAGCCAGCAAAGAAAATCGAAAAGTCTGTCGTAGAAGAAATTAAAGCCGAACCAGTTGCAGAGGTTGTAGAAGAACCTGTTGTTGCAGACGGTTTTGACGCCAATGCCATAGATGGTGATGGCGATGGATTCTTACAAGACGGAACCCCACATCAACGCCCAGTTGAGGAGAAATAATGCCTACATTCGCCCATGGTAAAAATGTCAATGTATTCCTAAATGAGTTTGATTTTTCTACCTACTTTAATGATGTTAGCGCTTCAACAAGTGTTGATACCGCTGAAACAAGCGCCTTCGGAACAAGCGCCAAGACCTATGTAGTTGGTCATCGAGACGGAACAATCTCTCTTTCAGGGATGTTTGAAGGAACCGCTTCCGTAGGAACAGATGCTTTTTTTGCAACCGCTCTTGGCTCTGCTACAAAAAATAAAATAATTGTCGCTCCTCAAGGTAATTCAGTTGCCGCAGGAGCAATCATGTTAGTTGCCGACGATACATCTTACGAGGTTTCAAGTGCCATCGCAGATATTGTCCAAGCAAGCGCAGAATTCCAATCAACAGATGCAGTTGAACACGGGGTAATACTTTCCTCGGGTGCGGCTGTTTCCGCGACTGGAAATGGAACAGGCGTAGATAACACCACTTCTTCCTTAAATGGCGGAGCGGGATTCTTGTCAGTTCCAGTTAATACCCGTAACGGAACAATCGTTGTAAAGGTTCAACACTCAGCAGATAACTCAACTTTTGCTGACCTTGCTACTTTCACAACCGTTACAAGCACTCAGAAAACCTCAGAAAGAGTTGAGGTTGCAAGCGGAACAACAATCAATCGATACCTACGAGTTCAATACACAGTCGCAGGTTCAACAGGCTCGGCTACCCCTGTGGTGGCTTTTACTAGGAGGTAAAAAAATGCCAACATTTAGACATGGTAAATCCACCGTATTCAAGGTAGACAACAACGCGGGGTCACTTACCGATATTAGCAATACCCTTACAGATGTTTCATTCCCACAATCAGTAGACACAGCCGAGACCAGCACTTTTGGTTCCTCAGCAAAGTCTTATGTAGTTGGGCTATCAGATGCAACACTTTCAGTATCAGGTAACTTTGATGCAACAGTTGATGCTCACCTAGCGGCTATCGTAGGAAAAGCAGACTCAGTTTCATTTGAGTACGGTCCTGAAGGTTCAACAGCAGGGTTCGTCAAGTACACAGGAGAGGCACTTCTAACTTCTTACGAGAAGAGTGGTGCTATCGGAGATGTAGTGACATACTCAGCCGAGTTCCAAGTGACAGGTGCAGTTACTCGCGGTACCTATTCATAATAGGAATTGATTCAAAAAAATTAAATAATTTATCGTGACCAACCTAGTGTCCCAAGGAGAAAAGAAATGACAGATTTACGCGGAAAGATATTTTCGGCTGATGATATTACGAGAGAATTACTGGAAGTTCCCGAATGGGGAGTTGCAGTAGAGATTCGTTCTATGACAGCAGGACAACGAGCAACACTTACTGAGGGGGCAACCTCGGCAGATAAAGTGGATGTTTCTAATATGTACGCAAAGACTGTTATCGCAACTGTGTTTGACCCTACAACGGGTCTGCCAGTCTTTACCGAGCAAGACCGTGAAGCCATTCTTTCAAAGAATGGTGCAGTCATTGAGCGTTTGGCAACAAAGGCTCTTGGCAGTTCAGGTCTAGGCGAAAAGGCGGTAGACGAAGCACAGGCTCGATTTCCTAAAGAATCCTGAGAGACGGTTTCTTTTTGAATTAGCAGAAAAGTTAGGTCGGACGGTGGGAGAACTTCTTTACGGAAGCGAATCCCACCGCCCACTTAGCAGTATGGAATTAACTGAGTGGAACGCTTTCTATATCGTAAAAGAAAAAGAACGCGAGAAAGCCGAGAGAAGAGCGAAGGCTAGGAGATAAATGGCTGATTCACCAACCATGGAAGTCCGCGCTCGCCTCACCGCCGATTCTGCTCAATTTACAAAAGGTCTAAGTGAAGCAACAAAAAGTGCTGAAACTTTTCAAGGCGCGGCTACAAAACTTAATTCTGCTTTAGTTGGACTTGGCGCAGTTTCGGCTGGTGTAGGTGTCAGTTTAATTCTTTTCGCTACAAGGTCATTCAAAGCGGCGGCGGAAGTTCAAGAGTTAGATAATGCTTTACAGTCTATTGGTCAATCTACTCGTTACGGATATACCCAACTTGCTCTTGCAGTTGAAGCAATTCAAGATGTTGGCATTACCGCGGCCGCTTCACAAAGAGCAATTATCAAACTTGCTCAAGCAAATGTTGATTTAGGTCAGGCTACTGAACTAGCCACCGTCGCTCAAAACTTATCTGTTACAGCAAGCGTAAATGCTTCGGACGCTTTGCAGACTCTTATTTTTGCCATCACGACTGGGCAAACACGAATGTTGCGTCAGATAGGTATAACAACTGGGGCTACTGAGGCTTTTGCTATTTATGGACGAACAATAGGCAAGAGTGCTAGTGAGTTAAATATGGCTGAAAGACGCCAAGCGGTACTTAATTTTATATTAAAAGAAGGCACAAAAGTCACAGGCGCTTATGCCCTAGCAATTCAAAGTCCTTCTAAAGCATTAAAGGAAATGTCAGACCTCACCAACAATTTACAAGTTGCTGTGGGTAAAAGATTGCTTGATTCTTTTAGTAAATTGATTTTAGCCACCTTTGATTTATACACAAAATTTACGATAGCGGCTGACGGAACTGGAACTTTTTCTAAATTCCTTGATGCTATGGAAAAAGTTTTAACTAAATTAGCAGACCCATTTGCAAAAATAGCAACAAATCTAGGAAACCTTATTGACAAACTAGATAAGAGCGAATTAAGTGTTGATGGAATTGCTGGCACCATGGAAAAGGTGTTACCAGTCGCGGCCGCGTTTGCTACTTTTTTTGGTATTAAAGCAGGTAAGTCCTTAGCGCAAGCGGCGCCTTTCTTCCAAGGTTTTTTTACAACTCTAGCAAAGTTTAATTTTGTTTTTACAGCATTTACTTTAGCCGTAACATCTCCTCAAATACGAGGAGCAATAGGACAATTAGTTACTGCCTTTACACCGCTTCTACCAACACTTAAAAAAGTTGCGGCAGTATTTACAGAAGTTTCTGCCTTACTCCTTGGCGTAGTTGCAAAGGCTATTGGTCTTGTAGCCTCCATAGTTAGAACATCTATTAGTTTTGTTCAAACTTATGCAGGAGTCTTTAAGGCTTTGGGAGTTGTAGTTTTAGCAGTTGCCGCGGGATATGCAACTTGGTTTGCTATTACAACTCTTCAAACCGCTAAACTAATACTTCTTAATGGAATAACTATCGCTACTACGACAGTAACTACTGCGCTAACCGCGGCTCAAAAACTACTTAATGTAACTATGTTAATGAATCCAATACCTCTTGTTATTGGCGCTATTGTTGCCTTGTTAGTTGCCTTTGGTTATTTAATTAAAACAAATAAATCAGTAGGCGATGCGTTTAAGACAGTCTTTAACTTTGTTGTTAAACTTGTAATTGTCGTTTTTGCATACATAGTTAAGGCTATTGGATATGTAATAAAAGCCTTCGCTTCTATTATGCGAGTTATTGGTTTCTTTGCAGAAGTAATCGCTAAAGTATTTGAATTTGTTATAGACATAATTCTTACTTGGTATCAATTCATACTTAAAGCAATTAAGTTTGTTGTCGATGCTTTTATCAACTTTATGGAGGCACAAGGAACTCTTTATGATGTAGTTAAAACTATATTTAACGGAATTATTAAGGTTATTTCTTTGGTTGTTGAGGGTATTGTTAGAGTCTTTGCTTTTGTTATTGGCGCTGTTGCTGATGTAGTCGGGGTGTTTAACAAATTATTTGACGGAGTTAAAAGCATTTTCTTTGCAGTTTTGGACACAATTTCTAAGGTCGGCGGGGGCATTTTTGGTGTTTTCAAAAAAGTTGCCG